ATGTATCTCCGCATCGCGGCGTGCACAGGATGCGCATGCTCCACGGTCGCGCCACACCCAACATTGATGCCCCAATTCTTGAGGTACATCGCATTGTGCTCGGGGACCACCCAGGGGCAGTACAAATTTCCCAGGTTAAGACCCTTCTCTATGGCAGGGACTAATGAGTTGTCGATGTTCTCAAGATTGAGCGCGGTGTTCAACTGAGTGATGGCCTTGCGGACAGGATCTTGGTATCGTGTCTCATTGTTGCTAACCAATTGCTGCTCATTCATTGTCTTCAGAGCTTCTATGAACAACTCCGGTTTCTTACCCTTGGGTACACGTGGCACATTCAGTTCACCGTTACGCATGCGAGAAGCTCGGTCCATCACTTTCTGCAAACGTTGTTGCGGACTGAAGACATCGATCACATGAACATCACCATCAGGCATCACGCACCATTCAATTAAATGACCTCTTCGGATTATCTCCTTTGAGTGCTCTAGCACATCTGATATGGTCACGTTGTTGCCTTGCAAGGCGCTCGTGATGCCCACAAGTTTCTTGTAGCAGTCACCTGGTGACCGCACGTAAATGGGCTTAATTTCTTCTGCCATTTCTTCCACGATAGGGGCCAGGAATTCACTAAGAGCCAATTCTTGAGAGACCAATTCATGCCGTTGTTTCACGGTAAGGTCCTTCATATGAGCAAGTGATTCGTCGGAAGCGACAGCCTCGTCAGAAAGGTCCAGACCCAACCTGTAGTTGGGTTGCCGATCTGCCAGACGCCGCATGTAGGCATTGAAGTCTCCTTTGCGGGGTTTGCGTTGTTTGTACACATGAACTATGCCAGCCTTGGCGAAACTGAATTTGAGCGTCTCGAAACTTGTGACACTTTCATGATCAAGCAAGCTCACGACTTCGTGTAACCGGGGCATGTAGCCCAGCTTCTTTATGGCCTCCTCACGCTTAGCTTCTGGAAATAGGTAGCTATAGCAGAACTTGCGCGAAGCGTTGTCTATCGTCTGCTCACGTGTGCGTCTGCCTTTTCCTTTGGGAAGCTTGACGAGAGCCCTGGGTCTGATGTCCACATTGTGTGCGGCACCTCCTGGCAACTTGACCTGAACGCAGAGATCACTCTCGAAATGGAACGACTGTGATGTGGTGATCTCTTCAGCTTCGATGGTTGGAATATGTTCGTCAGGTACTGTCAAGTAACTCAACTCACTATGCGTACTGCAGGCACTGTCAGGTCTCGGCACTTCCTCCGTCACATTGCTGGTACTTGGTTCCACGTCATTGATTATAGATCGCTGAAGAAAACTAAGCTTAGTGCCCCAAGCGTTAACCGCAGGCGGAGGAGCAGTTTTAACAGATGATGTGTTACATCCCAAGGTCGGGTATGCAATCCTTCCCATTCCGGACCGAACCACCTTCTTGATTTCAGGGTATTTGATTGTATCAAAGGTCGTAGTCGACGCATTGATG